ATGGAAATGGAAGTGTTGCAGTTGGGCATCAATCTCAAACAGCTATGACAAGTGGTAGCTCAAATACAACTCTTGGATATTTAACTTTACACGATATCACTACCGAAATAGGGAATGTCGCAATAGGTTATAAATGTGGAGAGTTTATAAGAAACGACGCTTCTGATTTTAATGTAATTATAGGTCAAGAAGCTTGTGTTGGTGGTACAGCACAGAGAGATTACAATGTTGCAATAGGTTATCGAGCAATGGGAAGTGCGGCTTCTCAAAACAATATTGGTGCTAGTAATAATGTATTTATTGGTTCTTATTCTGGAAATGGTACTTGGACAGGTGCAGCAAGTACCAATAATACTGCTGTAGGTTATGGAACAATGTCAGCAGGTGCTATGAATGACGCTGGTAATAATAGTGCATTTGGAGCAGATGCTTTAAAAGATTTAACAACAGGTGATAATAACACTGCTATAGGTCAATTAGCCGCAACAGATTTATCTAGTGGAAGTAGCAATGTTGCAGTTGGTAGAGCGTCTTTATACAAAGCTGCTCACGATGAAGCAGATAATGTTGCAATTGGTACAAGTGCGATGGAAGCAGCAATGCAAAATGGGCTAGCAAGCACAGGTAGAGAAATAAAACAAAATATAGCAATAGGTTCAGGTGCATTATATGGTGGAACATTAACAGGAACTGATGATATTAAAAATAATGTAGCAATAGGGCATCAAGCTTTAGATGGAACTGGAACAAATTCTCAAGTAGGAACAATTGCTATTGGACATCAATGTCTTACTACTGTTACATCGGGATTAAGAAATACAGCAGTCGGATACCAATCTGGCTATTATAATGCAACAGGACATGATAATGTATATCTTGGTTATTGGGCTGGCTCTGGTGAATCTGGAGGAAGTCATAGTAGTAATGTTGGAATCGGTTCAAATGCATTAGGGACAATTAATACTGGAGGAAGTAATATAGGAATTGGGCATGACACACTTAAAACATTAGATGACGGTACTGAGAATGTAGCAATCGGTAAAACTGCAATGGAAGATGCTACTAGTGGTTCTGGAAATGTTTCTATTGGAACTGAGTCTTTGACAAATTTAACGGATGGGATTAATAATGTAGCAATTGGAAAATCAACTCTTAATGGTGCTGGTGTTAATCCTAGTAATTCAGTAGCAGTAGGAAATCAAGCTGGAAGATACGCAGAGGGAAATAATAATGTAGCATTGGGACAATCTGCTTTAAAAGGAGACAATGCTGGTAACTTTGTTGGACACAGTAATATTGCGATAGGATATGAAGCGATGGATGCTCTTGAGGTAGGAGAAGAATATAATATTGCGATTGGCTCTGGAGCTATGGGTTCAATGCAAGAGGGTTCTGCTGGTGGAGATATAGACTACAATATAGCTATTGGAACAAACGCTTTAATAGGTGGTGACTTAGCTACTAATAATAGACAAGTCCAAAAAAATATAGCTATTGGACATAACGCTTTGGATGCAACGTCTAATGGAGAAATAATAGGAGCAGTTGCTATAGGCCATAACGCTTTAAGTGCATCTCAAGCTGTGATTGGAACTGCATTAGGTTACTTAGCTCTTGAAGATATGACGTCAGGAGTAGGAAATACAGCTTTAGGATATAGAGCTTGTGAGCAAATTACAGATTCTGGATACAACACAGTAGTTGGACATCAAGCTTTAAATTCTGAAATACAAGGAAGTCACAATGTAGCTTTGGGATACCAAGCACTATATTCTCAAAACAAAGGAAGTGCCGTAGTAACAGCAAATATTGGAATCGGAGTAGAAGCTGGTTACCACAATGATACTGGAGTTTATAATGTATGGCTAGGATATAAGTGTGGAACAGGAGTTGATGGAAACAGTAATAACAACAATGTTGGAATTGGTTTTGAAGCAGCTAAGGGAATTACTACTGCTAATGGTAGTGTTTGTGTAGGATATCAAGCTGGTACGGCAATCACTTCAGGTATTCATAATATTTGTATAGGTTATCAAGCTGGAAACAATATCACAGAAGCACAAGGAAATGTTTTAATTGGAACAGGTGCTGCCGCTTATCACGCTAGTAATTCAGATGCAGATGATTCGATTGTTCTATCTGCTGGAACAGATGCAGTTATCAGTGCAGGGAAAGAAACTATTAGAATTGGAGTTGATTCAGACCATATTACTTGCGATTTTGGTGAAGATGCTAGTTGGAGTCATTCTTCAGATAAAAGAATTAAAAAAGACATAAAAGATAATACATTAGGCCTTGATTTTATAAATGATTTACGAACTGTAACATTTAAGAAAAAAGCACCAAGTGAGTATCCAAAAGAATTTGATTCTTATAATGAAACAAAAACAGAAAGAAAAAATCCAAATAAAGTTAATTATGGATTTATTGCTCAAGAAGTAAAAGCATCTATGGATAAAGCTGGGCATTCTGAGTTCCCTGTTTGGAAAGAAAATGTTGATACAATGCAAGAGCTTGGAGAAACAGAATTAATTACACCATTGGTAAAAGCAATACAAGAATTAACTGCAAAAGTAGAAAACTTAGAAAAACAACTAAAGGAGAAATCATGAATTGGAAAAATTACAGTTCATTAAAAACTGCAAAAAACGTTGCATTTGAAAAAGTGGCTGAAGTAAAAGATGCCGATGGTAAAGTGCTGCAAGGATCTTACATTGTTTTAGTTCAAAAAAACTTTGATAGCTCAACTGGAAAAGCATTGGATGATGTTAAACAAGCATTTGACTTATCTGCCTTAGAAAACGAAAAAGCTCGTTATGATAAAGAAATAGCAGAAGCAAAAGCTCAATCAGATGAACTTGCAAAAGCGATAGCAGATTTTAAAAAACTTTAACTAACAAAAGGAGTCAATCATGGCTAAAGAAAAAAAAGAAAAGCCAGTCTTGAATCTTGATGACAAAGAGTATGTTATTGAAGATATGACTGATGAACAGAAAATGATGGTACAACACATCAATGATTTGCAAAATAAACAAAATACTAATCAGTTTATGGCAGATCAACTTTCTGTTGGAAAAGAAGCATTTATTAATATGCTCAGACAATCATTAAACAAAGAAGAAGTAAAGATAGAAAAATGATTGTAAGGAAGTGTAGTCAGGGTTATCAAGTAAGACTCCATAAGAATACTACGCCTGGTTTAACCAGGGTAAAAACTTATCCAGATGGATCTGAAGAAACTCTGACTTACCCTTCTTCTTATTCTTATTTTGTTTTTGTAGATGGTGATGTTGTAAAAAAAAGTAATAGTTTTAAAATAGCAGAAGAATCATACGTTAAAGAATGTGCTAAAAAGCATGAAAATGGACATGGAAGACTTGTTGTAGGAAAACATCATTTAATAGGTGGTGTGGCAACAGATCAATCTGAGTACCCAACAAATTCAAATACTAAAACAGAAATTAAAGATTTTTATAACAAAAGGAATATATTTTATAAATCAAGTGAAACTAAAAAACAGCTTCTTTCAAGGATTATTCCTAATTTAAGTGGTAATAAAGAAGTGTCAAAACACTTAAGGAGTTCAAATGACTAAAGGTTTAAGAGAATATACCGCATCTGAAGCTACATCGTTGGCTATTGGTCAAAAAGGATTTGATTTAATAGCAGAACATAATACTAATGAATCTGCTCCAGATAAAGGAGCTTGGATAGCAATTCAAGCACTTGGTAAGGGTGGTGGAGACGCTGCTGTTGAATTTTTGCAATTAAAGGTTACTTCAAATATTGGAGACAGTCTTAATTCAGCTTGGTTCTATATGGTTCCAGGAGAAATATTATATGGTAATTTTAGTGCTATAATCAATCATACAAATTCTACAGCAACATGCATCGCTTACAGAGGATAAGAAGAACACAGAAACTCAGGAAAAAACTTGGTCTTAAGCCTGAGAAAAATTTATTTTTACGAGATCTTCTTAAGGTAACAGGATTGTTATTTATTATAGTAATAATGTTTATAGTAATTCTTAATTTAACTGGATGTGAAGGTTGGTCTGTTATGGGATATTCTCTTGATAAATCATTAGATACTACACAGGTAATAGTAAAAGAGACATATGAATGATAAACCAAAAACAGCTAGAAGTTATAGAGGGAGTATTATTGATGACAATGCTGTCATTTCCCTTAATATTAAATGGTT